TATTTATAACTTTTATAATGTTAACTATTATGAATTTAAATGATTTGACGATTGTATTAATTTTAATTTGTTTATTGGTGGGAGTAATTTATTTAATGGGTTTTTGTGATTAATGTTCTTAGCATCTCTCGCCACTCACCACTTACTTGGTATAGTTAACCCGTATCAATTAACATTTATTTATTTAAACTTTTAACGGGTTAATTTTGTTTTTACCACCTACGGCTAGGATATAAATTTTATAATAATTACTAATAATTTTTATACAATTTTAAATTGTACAACCAAAAATTGAATTTTTAAAAATTCACTATCATAAGTTCAAATTACTTTTCCGCCTCAGCATAAGTTCAAATTACTTTTTAGTTTTAGAATTAAGTCTAAAATTTATATACAATAAAAACACTTCATTTTTATCTTAAATAATTATTAGATACGAAAATTATATCAGTATTTTATTTTTGGATAATATAAATACGATTATAATATGTTATTGACATTGATATTATATTGATATAGTTATTAATTTTAACTAATAACAAGGGGGTGTAATATGATGGACGAAGCAGGGATAGTCGTAGTTAAGTGGTTGTGGATTAATTTAATCTTGTTTTCAATTTTAATTGAAAAGTTTAATAAGAAAGTTAAATTACCACCTAACTCTAAAGGGTGTTTTCAATGTGGTAAATACCTTATTTGGCTAAACAAATCTTAAACAAATAAGAAAAACTAAAGGGTAGATGATTAAAACAGAAAACACAACAAAACAAATGAGCCAACTTGTTAATTATAAAAAGGCGGCTTTTTTGTTATTACAGCAAGACACACGAATGGGTCTTTTAGCAAGTGCGATATTTATTCAAACTTGTATATTTGAAGGACTTTCAAATGTGGAGCTCGCAGAAATGTTTGAGGTTACGACTACTAGGGTATCAGTTCAAGTGCATATCCTTTGTGACGTAGCTAAAAGCAGAGATAGCGAAAAAGGCTTAAGTTTATGTAGGCAAGAAGTAGATTCTAAAGATTTTCGTATCAAAAGAATTTACTTAACAGAGAAGGGAAAAAAGCTTAAAGCTAAGTTATTCGAGTTGTTGGGGGAATAATAATAGTGAGGAGGACTGTTATGACCAACAATGCAATAACTGTTAACAAGGCAATAGAAATGGTTGCTACTAGAGAGTGGGTATCTCAAAAAAATGGCAAAGCCAGTATTAAGAACGCAAGGGTATTTGGTTCTTGGTATGGGTTAGACAATTTTTTAAATGAGGTATCAACTGATACAATGCGTGAGTTTAAATTTCATTGTAAAGATAAACTTACGTATGCACCAGCAACTACAAACAGAAAACTAGCCGCAGTTTCAAAGCTAATAACTTACGCTACGGGACTTCGGGAGTTTTCATTTAAGTGGGGAGTACCCAAGATTGAGTATGAAAAAGAAAACAATCAAAGAAAGTTTGTTTTCACACCTCAACTTGAAAGTAAATTAATAACTACGACAGCACTATGTGGTTATGGGAAACTTACTGAACTTTGGATTTGTTTAATTGAAACTGGTTGTCGAGTTTCTGAACTATTAAACCTAACGTGGTCTAATATTGAAGGCGACTTCCTAAGATTAACAGATACTAAAAATGGGGACGAAAGATTTGTACCTATTTTTGATCGGGTTAAACAAATACTAGAGAGAAGAAGAAAAGAAAATCTAATAAAACCTTTTCCTTATTCTTTGACTACGGTTGAGAATAATTGGAGGACTATTAGAAAAAAAATGGGTATGCAAGGTGAGAAGGATTTTGTAATCCACTCATTACGACACACCTATATAACAAGGTTACTTAGAAGAAACATAGGTATCGAAGTAGTGCAGAAAGTAGCGGGACATCGTGATATTCGTATGACGCAACGCTATAATCACCCTACAAAAGATGATCTTAGAAATTCTTTGAAAGTAAAAGTTAACAACTAAAATCAGATAGGCTAAACAAGGTTTTTTGCCCTCGTGGTGGAATTGGTAGACACAAAGGACTTAAAATCCAATTTAGCAAATCTGACCCAACAACTCGGAGAGGTACAGATGCAGGAGCTAAAAGTAGAGAAGAAAACTTGCCCAAAATGTAAAGGTAATGGCTACATACATACGGGTAAAAACCGATTATCGCCAAACTACTGGTTAGAAGTTGAAAATTGTAGGTTGTGTGAAAGTCAGGGAGAACTTGAAATTATACATTTAAGACAAGCTTCTTAAACGGGTTAATTTCATGCTTAAAGGTTTTCTAATCATGTGGTTGATTACGGGAGAGCCTTTATATTTCAGAATTCAATATGAAGATTGTCATACGACTTTTGATAAATTAACTTTTACTAAAAAAACTACTAACCCAAATAGGATTCGTACTTTTTATATGGGTACAGAAGTTTTAATTTATAGGTGCTTTGAATATGCTAAATCATGATTTAATAGAACGGGAAAAAATTAGAGAGGGAGAACGAATGATCGGCGGAGGCCGTGATCGTTTTACAAATAACTTAAATAAAAATATAAAAAACGGCAGGTTAAGTGTAACACCAGCGTTTATATATTTACAAAAACAATTATTACTACCTTTAGCAGAGGCTATTGATAAATTTTTAGAGGAAAGTTATTCTTCTGAAAGGGCGGGAGTTAGAAAAGCTAGTGCAGAGCCTTTAAAGGATATAGGCAACAGTAAAGAGATAGCATTATCAACACTTAGGTGCGTAATAGATAGTATTGCTTCTAATAAAACACTTGCTCAAACAGCAGTTAGTTTAGGTACAATTATTGAATATGAGCATAAAATTAAAATATTTAAAAAAGATGCACCAGATGTTCATTTTAAAATTGCTAGAGATTTAAGTAGAAGAACTAAAAATGCTAGACATATTCGTAGAGTTTTTAGTCATAGTATTGATAAGTATAAAATTAAGGTTGAAAATTGGGATACGTCTAAAAAAGTCTTAGTAGGTAAACAACTCATTGATTTACTTATACAGAGTACGGGTTTGTGTGAAGTTGTTTGTATTACGAAAGCCCGTAACAAAACTGTAAATATACTACAACTTAAGCAAGAAATTCTTAAAAAGATTGATGAGAAGAATTTTCAGTGTTCTGTATTAACACCGTATTATTTACCAATGATAGTGACACCCAAGATTTGGAAAGATAGTCCGTATAATGGTGGTTATTATAATGAATATTTATCTAAACAACCGCTTATTAAAACTAATGATAAAAAATATTTAGACGAATTAGAGCGGGAGGGTCGTAAAGATTTTTATGAAGCAGTAAATCACTTACAAAGTGTTCCGTTTATAATTGATAAAAATATGTTTGATGTGTTTTCAATCATTTGGAAAGAAGGGTTACAACTAGGTCATTTTACTTCTAGGGACAGTCTATTAGACGAGACTGGTAGACCTAAAGATGTAATTAGAAATCCACTAGTTGAAACTGACAAGGAATTATTAATTAAATATAAACGGGATTGTACTAATGTGTATCAAGCCGAGATTGCAAGAGTTTCTAAAGTTTTGCAAACGTCTTTAGCAATAACAATCATAGAGGAATACTTAAATGAAAAAGGTTTTTATTTTGTATTATTTATGGACACTAGAGGACGTATCTACACAGTGGGTGGTTATTTATCCTACCAAGCAGATCAGAAAATTAGAAGTGTCATAGCTTTTAAAAATGGAGAAAGAATTGGAGACAGGGGTAAATACTGGTTGTATGTACACGTCGCTAACACGTATGGGAATGATAAAATATCATTCGATGAACGGGTTAAGTTTACTGAAGATAATTTAGATGAGTTTCTTTCTTATGCTGATAATCCATTTGAAAATATGGGTTGGGATAAAGCAGATAAACCTATGGAGTTTTTACAAACTTGTTTTCATTTAAAGAATGTTAAGAAACAGGGTTTAGATTATGTTTGTAATTTACCAGTATCAATGGACGCTACTTGTAGTGGTCTACAGATACTTAGTATTTTATCTAGGGATTACGAAACAGGTTGGAAAGTGAATGTCACACCATCTGATAAACCTAATGATATTTATAGTATTATTTGTGACTCAGTTACGGGTGAAGTTAAAAAACTAGCTGGAGAAGGTTCATTAGAAGCAAATCGTTGGCTACAATTTGGTATTAACAGAAACCTAGTTAAAAGAAATATTATGACATACGTTTACGGGTTAAAGCCATTTGGAGCTCGTGAACAGGTGTTTGATGAATATAAAAAACAAGTTGATTTAGGTAAGCCTAAAATTTTAAAAGATGACGGCTTTAGTGATTGTCGTTGGTTAGCTGATATTAATTGGAGGCATATACAAACACAAGTTCCTAAGGCTTCTGAATTAATGGTTTGGTTTCAATCTGTTGCAAAATTATTTTCACAAGCAAATATTCCAATGAAGTGGGTAACACCAGTTGGGTTTAAGGCTGTTCAAGATTATAAATATCTAAGGGAATATAAGGTTAAAACAGCTATATCTGGTCAGTTGGTATACACAACGCTTAGAAAAGAAATGTTAAAGTCAGATGTAAGACGTATGCAATCAAGTTCAGCACCAAACATCACACACAGCTTAGATGCGGCTTTAGCAACGGCTGTAGCAGTATATTGTAAACACAACCCTGAACCGATACCTAATGTGTTTATGGTTCACGATAGTTTTGCAACTACACCAAATAAAGTTGATTTACTTCATACTTTTATTCGTAAAGCTGTAATAGATTTATTTGAAAAAGATTATTTAGATAATTTATTTAATCAGTTTTATGTGCAGTTACCAGACAGGCAGAAAAAATTATTAACACCACCACCTAGTCGTGGAAACTTAAATATTCTTGACGTGTTATCAAGTAAATATTTCTTTATGTAATTAATATTGATATTAATATAAAATTAATATTAATACAAAGGAGTACGACTTAGGTAGCTCTCTTGGAGGAGAAACAAAAATATGGAAACAAAAAAACAAATGACTTATACAACACCAGTGGGCGTAGCTTTTTACCCCTACATATTTGTTGCAGATACAAAGTTTGATGCAAATGGTGTGTATAATGTTAAATTAAGATTAGACGATAAAGAGTCTAAAACAATTATTGATGTTATTGAAAAAGAGATAGCACAAGAACTTGTAAAAAATAAATCAACTAAAAAATCTGAATTTAAACCATACAAAAAAGTAGATGGTGGTTATGAATTTCATTTTAAATTAAAAGCAAAAAATAAAACTAAAACTGGTGTTGAATACGAAAAAAAAGTTAAAGTATTTGACGCTAAGGGTAAGATGATTACTCAACCAGTTATGGTTTACTCTGGTAGTACAATGAAAGTTGCCTATCAAATAAAACCTTACTTCACTAACATTTTAGGTTGTGGTGCTTCATTAGCATTACAAGCTTGTCAGATAATTAACTTAGTAGAAGTAAGTGTGGCAAAAGATAATTTTGGTTTTGGTGAGGAGGACGGATTTGAATACGTTGAAACCGATAAAGTAATTGCAAAAGCAAATGGTACGGTTTCCGAAGAAAAATTCGACTTCTAAATATAGGAGTAGTTTAGAAGATTACGTGATAGCCGATTTAAAATTTAGAAATATTAATTTTAAATATGAAGCTACAATTCTTCAATATGTTAAGCCAATTACTAAACATAGGTACACACCAGACATAACTTTGGATAATGGAATATTGGTAGAGATAAAAGGTTATTTTACTTCTAGTGATCGTAAAAAACATTTATTGGTCAAAGAACAATATCCAGATTTAGATATTAGATTTGTTTTTGGTAATTCTAAAAATAAATTAAATAAAAATTCTAAAACAACTTACGCTGACTGGTGTGAGAAAAATAATATTAAATATGCAGATAAAACCATTCCAAGAGATTGGGTCATTACTAACTAGGGAGATAAAACAGTGGAGAGCGGTCAACATCAAAGTGAGTTTATTAAACACGTACCATGTACTAACCCTTCTTGTTTATCTTCTGATGCAAATTCTCTTTATACTGATGGTCACCAGTTTTGCTTTTCTTGTAACACTTATATTGGTTCTGATGCCGTTGCTAAAAGTGATTTTAAAACCGTTGAAGTTAATCCTGATATGCTTATTGGGGATATATTACCGCTTCATAAACGTAATATATCCTTGGAAAGTTGCCAGAAATGGAACTATCAAATCGGTAAATCGTCTGGCGAAGTGGTACAGATAGCTAATTATTATAATAACGATAAAAAGATAGTTTTTCAAAAGTTAAGATTTAAAGATAAGCAATTTAAAACAGTTGGCAATATAAACGACGCACTGCTGTATGGTCAAAACTTATGGTCAAGCGGCGGTAGAAAAGTTTGTATATGTGAAGGTGAAATAGATTCAATTTCATTATCTCAATTATTTGGACATAAATACCCAGTTGTCGGAATACCTAACGGTGTTAATGGTGCTGTCAAAGCTATTAAAAAACAACTTGAGTGGTTAGAAAGTTTTGAGGAAATAGTAATTTTCTTTGACCAAGATGAGCACGGTCAACAGGCGGCACAAGATTGTGCAGAATTATTTACTATTGGTAAATGTAAAATAGCTTCTTTTGAATTAAAAGATGTAAACGATATGCTTGTGGCTAATCGTGGGGAAGAAGTTATCAAGGCTATGTGGGAAGCAAAGCCATTTAGACCAGACGGAATTTTATGTGGTACTGATTTATGGGAATTAATTAAAGAACCAAATCCTCAAGCTGTTGCTAAGTACCCATTTAATGGTCTTAATAATAAATTACACGGACTTAGAAGACGTGAGATAGTTACTATATGTGGCGGTACAGGTATTGGAAAAACTTTATTTACAAAAGAAATTGCTTACTCTTTAATTAAACAAGATCAAAAAATTGGAATTATATCTTTAGAGGAAAGTGTAAAAAGGGCTTGTGAAGGTATTATAGGATTAAGTTTAAATAGAAGAATACATTTAGATAGATCAAACGTAACTGAAGAAGAATTAAAAAAAGCATATCAAGAAACTATTGGTAGTGGGAAAGTTTTTTTATTT